GAATTGAACATCAAGTATCATGGACCAGATATCCAGCATCTTTCGGTGCTGCCTATACGCTCGATTATCTTTTCGGGGACGGTGAAGACTATGGAGAGGGGCAACCCGACCAAGGAGCACATGACGGCTCTGTACGACCTGATTAACAAGCTCTTCGAAGGCAAAGACGTCTTCTACTCCGAGGAAGAGCTGGAAGAACTCAGAGAGAAAGGGGAAACGACATGGGTATGAGCATTTACGAAATCGACGATTCCATCCTATCGCTCGTCGATATGGAGACGGGCGAAATCGAGGACGAGAAGCGCTTCGACGAGCTTCAGATGGAGCGCACGCAGAAGGTCGAGAATATAGCCTGCTACTTCAAGAACCTCGTGGCCGAAGCGAAGGCGATGAGGGAAGAGGAAGCGAACCTCGCACAGCGCCGCAAGGCCGTGGAGAACAAGGCCGAGCGCATCAAAAACCTTCTGGTTTACGCGCTCAAGGGCGAGAAGTTCGAATCGCCAAAGGTGCGGTGCAGCTACCGCAAGGCGAAGAGCGTTCAGGTCGATGAGTCGTTCGTGGCATGGGCACAGGAGCACGCCGATGATTTGCTTACCTTCAAGGAGCCTACGCCGAACAAGACTGCAATCAAGGCTGCTCTTGCTGATGGGCGCGAAATCGAGCACGCCGAAATCGTCACCAATGAAAGCCTGCAGGTGAAGTGACATGCGCGAGCTGAGGGCAGACGAAATCGAGGTGCGTGTGGCGCAATGCAGCCAGAAGGGCGTGGCGCTTCTGCTTTACAAGGACAGCCGCTGCGATATGCGCATTCTGGACGAGACGTTCGGCATGACGGGGTGGCGCGACAGCTACCAGAGCATCAACGGCGAGCTGTTCTGCACAATCGAGGTGTGGGACGAGCAGAAGCACCAGTGGATTGGCAAGCAGTCGAACGGCACGCCTTCCAACATGGAAGCCGAGAAGGGACGCGCTTCGGACGCATTCAAGCGGGCCGGGTTCATGCTCGGCATCGGGCGCGAGCTTTACACGGCCCCATTCATCTGGGTTCCAGCCGATAAGTGCAACATCAAGCAGGGCAAGAACGGGCGCTTTCAATGCTACGACAATTTCCGCTGCGAGAAGGTGCGCATCGAGAGCGGCCAGATTACCGGGCTGAGCATCTACAACGATACGAAGGGTCGCAGGGCTTTCGTCTTCGCAACCGACAAATAGAGAGGAACGATGAAAATGGAGAACATGGTACAAATCACGAGAACCGAATTCGAAAATCTGCTGAAGGCGAAATTCGACCTTGAAATGGTCAAGGACGTTCTGCTCAACATGGCGAGTACTGATTGGTCTGGGAAATATCTCACGTGGAACGATGCGACCACCAGCGCCGTCTTCCGCCACACCATGGGGGACGCATACGACGAGAAGCTCGAAGAGCTGAACAGACAGGGGGTCGGCGAATAATGAGCATCAACAACGTCTCAATCACGGGAAATTTGACGCGCGAACCCGAACTTCGCAGCACGGCAGGCGGCACGGCTGTGTTGAGCTTCGGCATCGCAGTCAACGACCGCCGCAAGAACGCTTCGGGGCAGTGGGATGACGTTCCCAACTTCTTCGAGTGCGTGACGTTCGGGAACCGAGCCACGGCGCTGAGCGACATCCTCACCAAGGGAATGAAGGTCGCAATCGCTGGCAAGCTCCACTATTCGAGCTGGGAGAAGGACGGCCAGAAGCACTCGAAGGTGGACATCATCGCACAGGAAATCGAGCTGATGCAGAACCGCAAGCCGCAGCCGCAGCAGGGCTACCAGCCACCGCAGTCGTTCGCTCCGCAGCCGCCTACGGTGGACATGTACAGCGACTATATTCCTTTCTGACAGTCGAGTTTGGCCGACAGTGGGGCGTGGTGCGATGGGACGCCACGCCCCACTTTATAGGAGGTGACGCGGGATGATTGGTAGCACGATTGGAACAGCCGAGGAGATTATCCATTGGCTTTTCGAGCAGCCGAAGGGCGAGCAGCTTTACGAAATCAAGGAGCGCAAGCGCAAGCGCACGCTGACACAGAACGCCTACTATTGGTCGATGGTCAACCAGCTCGGCAGAGTGCTGAAGATACCGACCTCGGAGCTTCATTTCCGCATGCTGAAGGAGCACGCACCGTTCGAGGTCGTGAGCGTGCGTTCCGACATCGACGTGTCCGGCTACTTTCGCTATTACGAGGAAATCGGCACGGGATTCGCTGGCGGTCGCGAGTTCACGCACTATCGAGTCTACAAGGGTTCGAGCCACATGGATTCGGCGGAGTTCTCGCGGCTCATCGACGGGGCGAGGGAGGAATGCGAAGCGCAGGGCATCCCGGTTCTCACGCGCGAGGAAATCGCACGGCTCAGATACATCGAGGGGGAAGGATGATGAAGGAGCACAGCATTCTCGGGTGCGGCGAATGGTACGACGAGCGGCACGGAGTCTTGATTGACTGGTACGACGAGCGCGAGCCGTGGCTCGTGCGGCACGAGGTCTTCCACGGCCCGAACCGCAAGAAGTCAATCGAGCTTGGCCTGTACGTGTTCCTGACGCCAGAAGCACACAATATGAGCGACTTTGCGGTGCATTTCAACCGCCCTTTCGAAGAGTACCTTCAGGCGGTTTCTCAGAAGCGGGCGATGGAGCACTACGGCTGGACAATTGATGAATTTATAAGCATATTCGGGCGTAACTACGCGTAAATAGGCAGAAACTACGTGTAGAAAGGGGGGGGGCAACGATGGTGAGCCAAAAGAAGATGGTTCTCGACTACATCAGGGAGTTCGGCAGCATCACGCCGCTGGATGCTTTTAAGGACATGGGAGTCACAAGGCTCGCGGCTGTCATCTTCGAGCTTAAGGAGGACGGCCACGACATACACACGGAGCGGGAGCACGGCAAGAACCGCTACGGACAGCCCACTGGGTATGCAAGATACAGCTTCGGGGAGGGTGAAGACAATGGCAGTACGGGGAAGTAAGTACCACGCCAAGAAGACGGTTGTTGACGGAATCGAGTTCGACAGCGCCAAGGAGGCCAAGCGGTATGCCAAGCTTCGCGACATGGAGAGGGCGGGCGAGATTCAGCACTTGCGCCTTCAGGTTCCGTTCGAGCTTTTGCCGAGCTTCGAATGCGAAGGGGTGAAATACCGTGGCATGAAGTACGTCGCGGACTTCGTTTACCACCGAGGCGGCAAGGTTATCGTGGAAGACTGCAAGGGATTCAAGACAGCAGAGTACAAGATGAAGAAGAAGCTCATGGCATTTATCAATCACATAAACATCGAGGAATCTTGATGCTATAATTTAGGAACGCGAGGGTTGCAGCCTTGCAAATGACATAGCTTTTCAAGCCTTCACGGCATGAAAATAGAAAGCCCCGTCGCAGCTGCAACCTGTGACGGGGCTTCCGTTTAGGTGGTGGCGAAAATGAAATACACGATATTCGGCTTCAGCCAAGAGCAAGTCCTTAATCTGTGCGACGAGCATCAATCAATAGACGAGCGCGACCTCATGATTCTGCGATGGATTATGGACTTCTATTTTGGCGGCATGGAGAAGCGCGTAATAGACGGCGTCGAATATGGGTGGGTCAGTGCTTCATACGTATGCGACGAACTGCCGATTATGCACATCAACCCAGAAGCGGTACGGCGCAGGCTCAAGAAGCTGGTAAAGTTCGGCTTGCTATATCATCAAAAAGTCAAGAATAGCGAGGTCGGCACTCGTGCGTATTATCGCCCAACTGAACAGGCCGTACAACTTCAAAGTGATACGGGTACCACTTCAAAGTGCGACGGGGGTACCACTTCAAAGTGCGACGGGGGTACCATTTCAAAGTGCGACCCCGTACCACTTCAAAGTAGCAACAAAGATTCATCTATCAGTGACCCGTCTATCATCAATCCATCTATCAAATGCAATAAGCCCTCGCAGAAGAGGGAGCCGCGCCACAAGTACGGAGAATACTCCAACGTCCTTCTCTCAGACTCAGACATGGAGAAGCTCAAAGAAGAGTTTCCCACGGACTGGGAGGAGAGAATCGAGCGGCTCAGCACCTACATGGCATCAACTGGCAAGACCTACAAGAACCATCTGACAACGATTCGGAACTGGGCACGACGCGACAGGGACGCAAAGAGGGGCACCGTCTCACGTGAAACATCAAGCGGCTTCGACAAGAAGATAGACGCCGACTACTACTACCAGAGCACCGGCGATGAAGAGGTTGACAAGGTTCTGGGACTCGGGAAATACGCGCCGAAGAACAAGTAAGAAGGAAAACGGATATGGATACAAACGGAATCATCGAGGGGCTTGCCAAGGCGGCCGCCCAGACCCACAAGCCGCAAGAGGGCGACTACATCAAGGACGGCCTGCTCTACTGCGGGAAGTGCCACACGCCAAAGCAGTGCGAGGTCGAGTGTGGCGGCAGGGTAATCAAGCCGTATTGCATGTGCAAGTGTGAGGTCGAGAGGGAAGAGCGACTCAAGGAAGAGGACAGGGCACGCGAGAGAATGCAGCGCGTGGACAGGATGCGCCGCACCGGCTTCCCGGACTCGGAGATGCGTGACTGGACGTTCGCCAACGATGACGGGAAGGACGCGAAGACGATGGCGGCGATGAAGCGCTACGTCGAGAAGTTCCCGCAGATGCTGGAGAACGGCACGGGGCTGATGCTCTACGGCAACGTCGGCAGCGGGAAGAGCTTCGCCGCCGCGTGCATAGCCAACGCGCTCATCGAGAACGGCACGCCGTGTCTCATGACCAACTTCCAGCGCATAGTCAACAAGCTTCAAAACGGGTTCGCCAGGAAGCAGGAGTACATCGACAGCCTACAGAAGTTCGACCTCCTGATAATCGATGACTTCGCCACCGAGAGACGAACCGAGTACATGACGGAGCAGGTGACGGCAGTCATCGACGCGCGATACCGCTCCAAGCTCCCGTTGATAGTAACGACCAACATCAACCCCCGTGACCTCATGGGTGCCGATGGGATAGGCGAGCAGCGAATCTACAGCCGCATCATGGACATGTGCGTTCCCGTGGCATTCAATGGGCAAGACCGCCGACGTTCGGACTACGCTGCGAGGACGGCAGCAGCCAAGGAGCTTCTCGGGCTGTGACGGAGCGCGAGCTTTCGCAGGCCGTGCATCTCAAGGCGGAGCTGGACGCACTCCGCAGGGTTGCAGCCCTTGAGCCTAGCCCAGAGGTTCTGAGTTCGATAGACAGGCAGGCGAGGGCCGTGGAGTCCGCAAGGCTTGAGGCCATGGCTTTCATCGCGACGATACCTGACGCGAGAGTCAGGGCGATAGCGGTCATGAGGTTCCTTGAGGGCAAGAGCTGGGAGACGATAGCGAGGCGGATGCACTACGAGAGGACATCGCCAGCCAAGCAGCTCCGCAGGTTCCTCCGTGGTAGAATGTAGCAGCGCCCATACCGGCGTCTCCTTTCTCTAGCGGCCCGCAAGTCCCGACCTTGCGGGCCGCACCCATATACGAGCGAAAAAAGTTTCGGGTTCTCGCTTGCGACTGCTCGTTATAGGTATATACTAATATCAGCAATAGGGGAAAGAGAGAGAAAGGACCCCCAAATGGCAAACACAATCTTCGACACCGACTTCCAGCCCGACGATGAGGTTCTCCTCTATGATGGCTCACGGTTCCATTGGAGCGGAAAGGTCGGGGACATGACGGAATCCGACAAGGAGGAATACGACGTGGCCACGTGGTTCCTTCTCGATAAGATTGAGGATTACAAGGCGCTTTTCGTAAGGTAGAAGAAGGCCCCCAGGAATGGGGGCTTTTTTATTTTGAGAAACTTTCGGTTCCCGCTTCCGCCTGCCTTGTATAGGTGTATACTTGCTATAGCAAGTGAGGGAAAGAGAAAGGAACCCCGAAATGAAGAACGCCGATACCGTAGAGAGCATCCTAAACAAGGTGGCTGCAGGGTTCACCGTATTTTCAGTCTCCATCTTCACGCACGATGGCAAGATTCCATCCAAGGGCTATGGCTTCGATAACGCGGGGGCGGCAATCGCGGCATACGGAGATGAAGAGGTCTGCATATGGAAGCTTGAGAGCATGTCAAGCGGAAAAGTGTGCGTAACCATCAAGCTCAAAAGTCGGGAGGAGTAACAGCATGTGGTGGAAGGTGTGGTCGAACGATGAGATGGAATGCATCATCGTGAGAGCCGAAACCGGCGATGAAGCGATTAGAAAAGGGAGGAGATATGACCAACGCTGTAACAGTATCCAGCCATTCGACCCAAGTTGGGACATTGAGCGCTTGAAGATGGAAGGAAAACAGAAACATTGAACACAGGCCGCTGGAAACAGTGGCCTTTCTATGCCAGAAACTACCTTTCAAAAGTTTGCGAGAAGGCTTCCCTTTTCTTAAATATCAGTATGTACTTAGATACATCATGAGGGAGAGGGCAAACGGCGCATACCATCGAGAGACAGGCCGTCACTGCGAATCCCAGAGAGAAAGGAACTATATGGAGAAAGTGGACGGGCGCGAACGCTACTTGCTGTGCGGCGGCGCGGTCAAGGCTGAGGACGTGATAGCCGACGTCATGGGGCGCGTCGAATCCGCAGAAGGGTTCGGAATGGCGCAGGCATGGGACGTCGGGAACGCGCTCAAATACCTTTTGAGGGCTGGCAGGAAGGACGCTCTAGACATAGAGCTTGGAAAGGCCGAGAACTACCTGCATCACGCGCTCACGGGCGAATGGCTCGACTGTGGGGCCACATACGAAACGGAGAAGGACAAATGAATGACATTGAATTGACTGGGGACGCCAAGGAGCCGTCGAGGTGCGGGAAACGACACACGCGCCTCCCGTGGCAGCTCAGGGCCGTTGGCGCTGCGGTCGGGTTCATCGGACTCTGCTGGGTTATCGAGTACGTCGTTATCCCGGCGGTCCTGTGGACGGTGCTCGCCCTGTTCGGGGAGGTACCAGCGTGATGCAGGACTACCAAACTCTTGCTCTGAGCTACGCCGAAGAGCTATCAGACCTGAAGCGTCGGTACGCAAACCTAGAGCGCCATTGCCGGGGGCTTGAATCGAAACTATCCAAGACGCGCGACCGCATGAAGATGTACCGCGAGCGCTGCAAGGCGTGGGAGAGGTCGCTAGCCAAGGTGGACACGCTTTACCGGGGCTTCATGCGTGATGAAGACCTCATGGCACCGCACATTGCATATGGCGTGGCGGTATGCGCCGCGTGCATCCGCAAAGAGGTGGCGCCTACCTATCCAAGCGCCGATTGCGCGGAGTTGCGCACAAAGGTTCTCAACCGCTCCACTCCAACATATGTGGACAAAAGCGAATAACCGATTTTCAGCGCGTATAAGGCGTGATTTTTACTTGACCCTACGCTGACTAGGGTTGAGCGATTATCGCGCCGTCAGCGATGGATGAGCAAGCGAAAACGGCATATCTATCGAACTGAGAAAGGATACCGAATGACCGTAGAGCTACCAAAAGATGCCGAGGGCCGCGAGATTCCGCTAGATACCGATGCACTGTACGACAAGGAAGGAAAACGCAGGGAAGTCGATTGGTACACGTTCTATCCAGACAAAGACAGGTGGGATGTTGTTTTTGAAGATAGCTGTGTACATTTTTCACCGCACAACCTTAGCCTCACCGAGCCTGACAGCTGGGAGAAGCTGGAAGAGGACTTGAGCAAGATTGTGAACCATCCGAAAAAAGTCGTCTGCGCGTATTTCGGTCGCGAAAGAAAAGACTGCTACGGCTGCAAGCTCGAGAACTGTGAAGGCTCCTGCTCACATGCCTGCTTGGAAGACATAATTACGCGCATCCGCAAGCTGAGGGGTGAGGACTGATGAAATACAGGGTCTGCATGAACTACATCATCGACATCCCGGACGGGGAGATAGATGGCGAAAGGGTGAGCACTGCGGAAATCGCCGAAGATGCCAAATGGTTTATCGACGAGTACGCACGCGAGTCCTATTGCTCGATGGTCGAGATGACGGGTGAGGACGAATGAAGATAGAGAAAACCGTGGCCGCGTACACCTGCGACTGCTGCGGTGCTGAGATTGACGACAAGGCGAGAGTACACATCACTGCGAGCTTCAACGGTGAGGTTTGGTACGAGTGGTGGGTATGTGGTGACTACTGCAATGAGTGCGGAGAGATTTTGGCGGACGCAATCACCAGAACAATTAAGATGCCCGAGCGCTATGAGAAAGCCTTCCGCGATAAGGACGCGCGGGTCAAGTCGGAGGTAGAGATGATTGAAGAACAGCGCGATAGGACATGGCATGACTAACTTATGGCGTCATCCCGTCGTGTTCATAAGAAGCTTGTTTCTTCTGCCATGCAAGACATGCATCCATCATTACCGCGTTTGGGGATATGGAACGGGGTTTTGCGGCTGCAAGGAGTACCGCGACCGCTACGAGCTTGAGCGGACGTTCTGCTCCGAGATTCGCGGTACCCGGGACTGCAAGTACTTCGCAACCTCGCGGAGAAGGCGGAGGATGACGAATGATTACTGATGAGGAGAAGCGCGAGGCCGTCGAGTTCCTGCGCACTCACAGGTGCGCCGACGAGGGCAGTGCGTACAAGACCGTAGGCGACTGCCTCGGATGCATCAGGGCGAGCAGGGCGCTGTTCGGCAACGACGACGCGCTCTGCAACCTAGACAGCTCTGGGCCGGGCATGTGGCCTAGGCTGGCAGACTTAATCGACAACCGGAGGTGACGCACATGGCAACTGAAGCGCAAATCAAGGCCCAGAAGAAGTACGACGCGGAGAACACGCGGCAGGTTCACCTGAAGCTGAACCGCCGAACCGACGAGGACGTTCTGGAAAAGCTAGACAGCGTGCCCAGCAAGCAGGGCTACATCAAGGAGTTGATACGCGCCGATATGGAAAAAGATGCAATGAAGTAGTAAAATATGCTTGCTTGTTAGGGGCAAGCGATTAAAATTATATAAAACCGCAAGTGCCCCTAACACTTGCGGTTTTTTGTTTGTTAGGGGCAAACATGGAACGTTGGAAAGACATTGCAGGCTACGAAGGTCTTTACCAGGTAAGCGACCAAGGACGCATTCGCAGCCTTGACAGGTACGTAAAATCGAAGTGCGACGGGAAAAGGATAGCTCGCGGGCGCGTTATGAAGCAGGATAAGAGCAATAGCTTGTATCCTCTCGTTTGCCTATGGAAAGATGGCGAAAAGAAAAACGTGCTCGTTCACCGCCTAGTTGCTCAAGCATTCATTCAGAATAAAGAAAACAAGCCGCAGGTTAACCATATAGACGGTGACAAGTCCAACAACCGAGCCGAAAACCTCGAATGGGTTACATGTAAAGAAAACATACGTCATGCAGTATATACAGGGCTTCTGAAAAATAAACGGCCAGTTATGAGAAGCGACGGTGTGATATTCGACAGCTTGACAGAAGCGGCGGAGCGTTCTGGTGTTTGCACATCGCATGTATGCGAATGCTGCAAAGGCGAAAGGAAGACGGCCAACGGGTACTCGTTCGCGTACGCAGATTAGAAGGCAGTTGCAATAGTCCCGCAATTCCCGCTTAAAGCGTAGTAAAATTTATCCATCGGTAAAAACAAATCGGAAGAGCTGAAGTGAATTTATGCAGGAATTCTGGGCGAAGTTGCTATGGGTGTGCATCCCGTCTGTACTGGCAGCGACCGCAACGCTCGTGTCGAATCCGGGGCTAGATTCGCAGTTCGCAATCTACTCGGCAGCGGCAGTCGTCGCCCTTCTGGGCATAACGTTGTCGAACAGGCGCGCCGAGAAGGAGAAGGCCGAAGAGGAAAACGAGCTTTTCAAATCGGCTCTTCGGGCGCTGCTGAGAAGTGAGCTTATGCGGACGCATCATCATGCCGTGCGCGAAGGCCACGCTTCGACCGTGGACAAGGAAGTCATGGAGCGCACCTATCAAAGTTATCACAGGCTAGGCGGCAACGGCATCGCCACGAACCTCCACGACGAGATGATGGCGCTGCCGACAATGGACGATTAGGAGGATTGAAAGATGAAAGACTATATCATCAATGACAAGCTGTACCACGTGTTGAAATGGCTCGGGCTTATCGCGTGCCCGGCAGTAGCTACTTTCGTGGGCGCGGTCTTCCCGGCGTGGGGCATCCCGAACGCCGATGCAATCGTGCTCACGCTCAACGCGACCGGAGTGCTTATCGGTGCGCTCATTGGAGTGAGCGCGGCAACATCGAAGCAGGTACCAGAAGGGAGTGAGTAGGCATGGCGATGCAGGGAATCGACATCAGCGGATGGCAGGCGGGAATCGACCTCTCGAAGGTCCCATGTGATTTCGTAATCGTAAAGGCGACACAGGGAGTGAACTTCGTCTCGAGCGCCTGCGACGCGCAGGTGCAGCAAGCCATCAGCCTTGGAAAGCCGTTCGGCTTCTACCATTACGTGGACGGCTCTGGAGCCGCGTCGGAAGCCGACTTCTTCGTGAACCATTGCGCGGGCTATTTCGGCAAGGGCATCCCGTGCATCGACTGGGAGAGCGCTGAGAATTCCGCGTGGGGCAACACCGGCTACCTCAAGCAGCTCGTCCAGCGAGTCATCGACCGCACGGGCGTGAAGCCACTCATCTACGCGTCCGCAGGCGCATTCCCATGGGGCGTCGCGAAGGACCTCAACTGTGGCGCATGGGTCGCACAGTACGCGAGCAACAACGCTACCGGATACCAAGACAAACCTTGGAACGAGGGCGCGTACAACTGTGCTATCAGGCAGTACAGCTCGGCCGGAAGGCTCGCGGGATACAACGGCAACCTTGACCTAGACAAGGCGTACATGGACGCTTCCGCGTGGGCAAAGTACGTTGGCAAGGCAAGTGCTCCGGCACCTGCACCGGCTCGGAAGAGTAACGAGCAGATTGCCGACGAGGTAATCGCGGGCAAGTGGGGCAACGGAGACGACAGGCGCAAGCGTCTCGCAAGTGCTGGATATGACTACAATGCTATCCAGCCAATCGTCAACGCGAAGCTCCATCCTTCGAAGAAGAGCAACGAGCAGGTCGCTGCCGAGGTTATCAAGGGCGCATGGGGCAATGGGAACGACAGGCGCAACAGGCTTGCCAAGGCAGGTTATGACCCGGACGCTATCCAGAGAATCGTGAACGCGAGGCTGGGTGCATCGGCCCGTAAGACCTACACGGTCAAGAGCGGCGATACGCTCTCGGGCATCGCCGCCAAGTACGGCACGTCGTGGCAGCACCTCGCAAAGCTGAACGGCATCGCAAACCCCAACCTAATCTATCCCGGACAGGTGCTAACGGTTGGATAACCGTCGGCAAATCATCTGAGCAAGACCACCAAGCGGGTCTCGTCCAATCGGCGAGGCCCGTTGCTGATTGAAGTGGGGGGGACGCACATGGGAGCATACAGGGCGTGCCCGCGCTGCGGGAAGATGCACGCATACGACGAGCCTTGCCCGAGGAAGAGGCCGACCTACCGTTACGAGAGGACGGGAGCGGACAGGCTGCGCTTCACGGCACGATGGAAGAGGAAGAGCCTACAGGTAAGGGACGATGCGCACTGGATGTGCGAGGTATGCCGAGACAATGGGAAGGTCACGACCGATGGGCTTGAGGTTCACCACATTGAGAAGCTACGCGATGACCCGGACGGGCTGATTGAGGACGGCAACCTAGTGTGTGAAGTATAGAAGCATGGAGAAGACCATCTTTCCATTCGTCAGGAATATGGCCAAGAGGATTGATGGCAATTAAGGTAGAGACATAGGGGAACGCTACGGATAACATAGGGAAAGCCAATCCCCCCCCTACCCTGTGGTAATTCGGGCGGCTCGCCGCGCTATCAACAAGCCCCAGTAAGGACACTAAATTTCTAATCTGCTGGGCTTTTTTGGAAAACGGCGGTTTATGGAGTGAAAAACTCCGATTATCATTGAATAAGGGCGATTATCGGTGATTCTTTCGAGCGTTTCCCCCATAGCGCCATAGAACGTATTGAGAAAGGAGATTTTCAAGTCATGGAGAAGACAAAAGTAACCTACATGGACGTCGATTCGCTTATTCCGTACGCGAACAACCCGCGATTGAACGACAACGCGGTCGATGCGGTGGCCGCGAGCATCAAAGAGTTCGGTTTCAAGGTTCCCATCGTGGTTGACGGCGAGAACGTCATCATCAACGGGCACACGCGGCTGAAGGCTGCGCACAAGCTGCGACTGAAGCAGGTGCCAGTCATAGTGGCGGACGATTTGACCCCCCGAGCAGGTGAAGGCGTTCCGTCTGGCAGACAACAAGACTGGCGAGCTTGCCCAGTGGGACATGGCGAAGCTTGGCATCGAGCTTGAGGGCATCGGCGAAATCGACATGGGCGAGTTCGGGTTCGACATCGACTTCGGCGGAATCGACCTCAGCGACATGAACATCGAAGGGGACGACTACGAGTAGGAACTTCCAGCCGAGCCGAAATCAAAAACAGGCGAAATATACCGATTAGGCAGACACCGCCTGATGGTTGGAGACTCGACAAGCGCAGCGGACGTTGACAAGCTGACGGACGGCGCAATCATGGACTTGTGCGTGACCGACCCGCCTTATAACTTGGCAATCGGCATCGAGAATCCAGAGGAAGCCAAGAAAAGGCACCGACGCACCGATGGCCTGATGATTGCGAACGACGAAATGTCAGATGAGGATTTCTATTCGTTCCTCAAGGCGTTCTATACGCAAATGCTCAGAGTCCTAAAGGAGGGCGGCGCGTATTATGTATGGCATGCCGATTCCATCGGGCACGTGTTCAGAGACGCGCTAATCGATGCGGGCGGTCAGGTCAAGCAAATTCTAATCTGGGTGAAGAACGCGCTGACTCTAGGGCGGCAGGACTACCAGTGGAAACACGAGTCATGCATTTACGGCTGGAAAGCGGGAGCAAGGCACTACTTCATCAACGACCGAAAGCAAACGACGGTTTTCGAGGACCAATTAGACCTCGACAAGATGACCAAAGAGCAAATGCGGAAGATGCTCGAGGAAATGCTGGCGGATACGATACCGACAACGGTAATCCATGAGGATAAACCGACAAGGAGCGGGCTGCACCCGACTATGAAGCCCGTGCGGTTGATGTCGATTCTAATAAACAATTCATCGAAGCCGAAAGAGAATGTAATCGACTTCTTCGGCGGCTCAGGCTCGACCCTGATTGCATGCTAGCAGCTAGACCGCACCTGCTATACGATGGAACTAGACCCCAGATATGCGGACGCAATCGTTTACCGTTGGGAGCAATTCACGGGAGAGAAAGCGGAGAGGATTAACTAATGAACAAGCTCAGCCTTAACGAACAAGCTCAGGAAATTATTAGAATAGCGGAGGAGGCTGGCGTTCAAACCAACTTCTTCTTCGTGACAACCTTCAAGCGCTATCAGGTGCAGCTAAGCAACCTCGGCGAGCTTGAGAAGGCAATCAAGGAAACGGGAACGCTCGTGACGAAGGAATACGTGAAGGGCCGCGCGAACATCTACGTCAACCCAGCGGTCACGGAGTACAACAAGACAACGGACAGTGCCAACCGAACGGTCACGACGCTGATGAAAATCATCAAGGGATTCGCCAAGGAGGACGAGGAACGCGACGCGGACTACGACCCGCTCATGGCGATAATCAACGGTGACAGCGATGGCGAGGAATAGGGGCTACGAGTACTGCGAGCGTGCGATAGACGCGGAAACCACACCGCACTACGTAAAGAAGCAGGTGCGCCTGTGGATGGACGTTTGCGAGGGCAAGAGCGACAAGTACTTCGTCAGCGACGCAAAGATTCGCCAAGTCGAATCAATCCTGAAGCTGCTCATCATGCCCAAGGGTTTGAAGACTGGGCAGACGCTCTACGAATGCACGACCGGCTACCAATGGCTGCTGTACACGGCTGTTCTGTGCACCGTCTACCGCGACAATCCCGAGAAGCGGCGCTACGAAATCGGGCTGCTGGAAATCGCCCGCAAGAACTTCAAGACTTATACGGTGGCAACCATCTTCATCATCCTCATGCTGACCGAGCCGCGATTCGCTGAGTTCTTCTCGGTCGCGCCAGACGGGGCGCTGTCAAGGCAGATTCGTGAAGCCATATCGCAGACCCTTCGCTCGTCCCCGCTTGTGTACGAGTACAAGGGCAACAAACGCTTCAAGATTCTGAACCCATCCATCACGTTCAAGCCGAAGAGTTCGACATACGTGCCACTGAGCTATTCAACGTCTCGAATGGATGGTCGACTTCCCAGCGCCTTCTGCGCGGACGAGGTCGGTGCTCTCCCTACGAGCTACGCCGTCGAAGCTATGAAGTCGGGCCAGCTCAACATCCTGAACAAGCTCGGCTTCATCATCAGCACCAAGTACCCGACCATCGACAACCCATTCGAGGACGAGGTGGCATACGCCAAGAAGGTGCTGGACGGCATTGCCGAGGATGATACGCTGTTCGCCTTGCTCTACGAGCCTGACGATACGAAGGATTGGATGACCGACGATTTGGTCATGCGCCACGCCAACCCCGTCAGCTTGGAAATCCCCGAGATTTGGGAGGACTTGAAGAAGAAACGAGCCTACGCAATCGCGGTCGAATCTGCGCGCGAGAACTTCCTGACCAAGCACTGCAACATCATCTACCAAGGGCAGGGCACCGAGACGTTCATCGACGTCGCAGACGTTCAGGCCTGCAAGGTCGCTAACATAGACTGGCGCGGGCGCGTGGTGTATCTAGGCTTGGACTTGTCGGAGACGAACGACAACACGGCGGTCGCTATGGTGGCGGCAGACGATGACGGAAACATCCTCGCCGATGTTTTCGCGTTCGTGCCAGAAGGCCGCATCCCTGAGAAGAACGCCTATGAGAAAATCGACTACAAGGAGTTCGTTCGCGCTGGGAAGTGCATCGCCTGCGGCGACAGGGTAATCGACTACAAGGTTGTCGAGGACTTCATTCTCGGCATCGAGGAAAAGTACGGCGTGCAAGTGCAGGCAATCGGATACGACCGATGGAACGCGCTCAGCACGGCGCAGAAGTTGGAGGGCGCTGGCTACAACACCGTCGAAATCAGGCAGCATTCGAGCGTGCTCCATAGCCCGACAAAACTTCTGAAAGAAAAGGTGCTAAACGAAGAGTTTGAATATACGGATAACAAGCTGCTCGAAATCAACTTCCAGAACGCACGCTGCTCATACGACACGAATAAAAACATGTACGTCCATAAGAAGAAGAGCAAAGGCAAGGTCGATATGGTGGTTTCTCTTATCAACGCCGTATACTTGCTGCAGCAGGACGTTGTTTTCAATCAAATGCCTGACTTCACTGTTCAGGTCATCTAAAGGGGTGATTACATGGGATGGTTCAGCGATAGATGGGAGCGCAAGCGCTCCGCCGAGAACGTCATCGGCAACGACGGCACGGTGAACGACGTGCTCTTGCGTGCATTGCTCGCAAACGAGCCAATCGACCGCGACAAGGCGATGATGCTCCCCGCAGTATCCGGCGCGGTTGACTTCATCACGAGCGCAGTGGCCTGTATGCCGGTGCGCCTGTACCGCACCAAGAAGGGCGTTGTCGAAGAGGTTGAGAGCGACCCGCGAACGAAGATGCTCAACGGCGATACGGGTGACACGCTGGACGGGTTCCAGCTCAAGAAGGCGATGGTCGAGGATTACCTCATGGGCAAGGGCGGCTATTGCTACATCGAGCGCAGCCGCAACGACGTGACGGGTCTGTATTACGTGAAGTGCGACGCGGTGAGCATCAACATCAACAGCGACCCGATTTACAAGTCTTACGACATCATCGTCGGTGACGGGACGTACAAGCCCTTCGAGTTCATCAAGATTCTGCGCAACACGAAGGACGGAGCAAGCGGCGTCGGCCTTACGGTCGAGGTCGCCAAGGCCCTTGAGACGGGATACCAAACGCTCATGTACCAATTGGGGCTTGTGAAGGCGGGAGGAAACAAGCGAGGGTTCCTGAAGAGCCAACGCAAGCTTGGCCAAGAGGAAATCGACGCGCTCAAGAGTGCCTGGTCTAACCTTTACGGCAACAGCGAGGAAAATGTCGTGGTGCTCAACAACGGCTTGGATTTTCAGGAAGCGTCGAGCACTTCCACCGAGATGCAGCTCAACGAGAACAAGCGGACGATGGCCGACGAGATTAACGGCATCTTCCATATCAGGGAAAACTTCGAAGAGACGTACAAGTTCGCAATCTACCCCATCGTGAGAGCTTTCGAGACGGCGCTCAACCGCGACCTGCTGCTCGAAAGGGAGAAGCGAAATTACTTCTTCGCGTTCGACAGCCGCGAGATTATCAAGGCCAGTCTGAAGGAGCGATACGAGACGTACAAGCTCGCAAAGGAATGTGGCATAATGGCAATCAACGAGATGCGCCACAATGAGAACATGAACGAGATTCCTGGGCTTGACATTATCGACCTCGGACTCGGTTCCGTTCTCTTCGACACCACCACTGGAGAGACGTACACCCCGAACACGGACTCCACGAAGGCGGCTGGCATTTCGGATTCTGGCAGCGTAATTGAGGCGCAGGGGGGTGAAATCAATGCAGATTAACATCCGTGAGGACGCGGTCGAAATCGAGGGCTACGTCAACGCCGTCGAGCGAAACAGCAAGCCTCTGCTTTCGCGCATGGGCAAGTTCATCGAGCGCATCAAGAAGGGTGCGTTCGCGCGTGCCCTGAAGAGGAACGACGATGTTCACGTCCTGCTCAACCACGACTGGCAGCGCGATTTGGGCAGCACCAAGCAGGGAAATCTCGAGTTGACCGAGGACAACATCGGGCTTCGCGCCAAATGCACCATCTCCGACAAGGAAGTCATGGAGATGGCGAAGCGCGGCGATTTGGTGGGCTGGTCTTTCGGCTTCTACGACCGAGACGTCAAGAACGGAGTCGAGAACGGCATGCTGACGCGCGAGGTGAACGACCTCGACCTCGAAGAGGTATCCATCCTCGACCGTTCCAAGGTTCCAGCATACGACGGCACGCTCATCATGGCTCGCAGCGAGGATTCCGAGGACAGCATGTTCGTCTCCGATGCGTTCGACGCCAACGATGATGAACACGACGTTTCACGTGAAACGCGAGAGGACAAGCCAGACGATGTTTCACGTGAAACCAAGCAGGAAATCGACTATAGCAAGTACAAGGCAATGATTGCCGAGATGAAGGAGGGCTAACATGCCGAAGATTTACCACACCCGAGCCATGAGCTACAAGAACCTCATGGAGCTGAAGAACGACAAGATTGAGAAGGCCGAGAAGATTCTCGCCGACGCCGAGGTGAACAAGCGCGAGCTTACCGAGGACGAGGCCGAAGAGCTGGATGAAATCCGCGACGATGTCAAGCGCATCAAGGAGGCGCTCAAGATTGGCGACGAGCTTGACGATTCCAAGGACAAGAAGCCGAAGCAGGAGCCTGCACCCGCTGGCGGCGAGCCGAAGCCGACTCAGGAGCAGCAGGACACCCGCGCTTTCGAGAACTTCATCCGCGGCCGCGTCGTTCACGAGCGTGCTGGCGAGCTGACCAAGACCGACAACGGTTCGGTCATCCCGACCACTATCGCGCAGCAGATTATCAAGAAGGTTTACGACGTTTCGCCGATTCTCGAGAAGTCCCAGAAGTACAACGTCAAGGGCAAGCTCCAGATTCCGTACTACGACACCACGGACGGCGGCATCACCGTCGCTTACGCCGAGGAGTTCACCCCGCTGACTTCCAGCAACGGCAAGTTCAAGAACATCGAGCTTGACGGCTTCCTCGCTGGCGCGCTTTCCAAGATTAGCAACTCGCTTATCAACAACTCCCAGTTCGACATTGTTTCCTTCGTGGTCAACCAGATGGCCGAGGATATCGCGCGTTTCATCGAGCACGAGCTGCTTATCGGTACGAGCAACAAGGTGACCGGCCTTTCCACGCTCACCAACGCCGTGACCACCGCTGCGGGTACCGCAATCACCGCCGACGAGGTTGTCAAGCTGAAGGATTCCGTCAAGGACGTATACCAGAACAACGCAATCTGGATTATGTCCCCTGCGACCCGCACAGCGCTCCGACTGCTGAAGGGTTCCGACGGTCACTACCTGCTCAACGACGACATCTCTAGCCCGTTCGGCACCGTCCTTCTCGGCAAGCCGGTCTATGTGTCCGACAACATGCCCGACATCAAGGCTAAGGCAACGACCATCTACTACGGCGATATGACGGGCCTTGCCACGAAGTTCTCCGAGAACATCACGACTCAGGTGCTGCGCGAGAAGTACGCAGACGAGCACGCCACCGGCGTTATCTCTTGGTTCGAGTTCGATTCCAAGGTTCAGGACGCGCAGAAGCTCGCCAAGCTGGTGATGGCCAGTGCATAAGGCGTTGAGGTCTTTCAGCGGCGTCATCTCGATGTACGAGGGCGAGACGCGCGAGATTGAGGACGCCGAAATCGTTGCCGACCTCACCAAGGCTGGCTACATCGAAGAGATGAAGTCCAAGCGCGGCAGGAGCACCAAGAAGTCCGGGGAGCCGAATCCCCAAGAGTAAGGGGGAAACGACATGAACCAGATTGCGAAAGTCTCGGAGGTCACTTCGACCGACCTTGCGGAATATCTGCGGGTCGGCGAGGTGACAGCTTCCGAGGAAGGGTTCCTAAAGACGATTATCGGCGCGGCAACCGCGTACATGTGCAAGTACACGGGTCTTACGATGGAGCAGCTGGACGAATCCAGCGACCTCGTTATCGCCTTGTTCGTGCTGGCACAGGACATGTACGACAAC